GTCGTTTTCATTTAATTCAAGGCCATATTGCCGAACAAGAAGAGATATGCCCACCTCTTTATGCGATCGACGATATAAATCCCCAACCTCCGAGGCGGGGATTTCTCAGCAAAATGATGCGAAATCCACTGTATGTTGCGTTCTTTATTACAAGACCGTGCAACTTAGGGATTGCTGACCGCGTTTGGAACTATTTGTACATTAACGAAGTTCCTGACTCTGTTTCGCTGACCATCGGGCAAGCGCTAGCCGACAACGAACTTGAAGAAGAAGATGGATTTGAGCATGACGTCCCCCCAGCAGGACCAGATGACCCCGCTCTCACCTTCCTTCGAATCGTATCCCTCCGGCCAGCGCTGTTAAAGCGTAAGCGCGTAGCAAATAGGTTTGCAATCGCGATCGCTGACGAGTGCAAGGCTGCTATCCCCGGTATTACCATGAATACCGGGGCCAACAGACTTGTCGCACATAGGTTTATAAGAGATGCCATGCTCCAACACGGAGTGAGGCCGACCCATATAATAAAGTACCTACCAATAAGCTTGGAGTACGTATTTATACCGAGTCACTCCCAATTAGAAGCCCATGAAATGCGACACGCTCGTATCACAATCCAAAGACAGTGGGAGGAGTCCCGCCCCATGTACTCACGAGACCGTCCCTGGTTGTTTAATTGGTTCGGAGCCGTTCGGCGGCCCGTACCGATTAGACGGTCTTGAGGAGGCCTGATCGTATTACCTGGCCGTACTTGTGAGCCCTCAAAGGTTCACCCCCAACTAAGTACGGACGTCCTAAAGGTAAAGCGAACGGGGACCTCCGATAAATGTCGACGAAATTATTGTTTCAGCCTGGTAGCTGATCAACACGAATTCGACGTTTACAGACCCACTCTAGATGCTTTAGTAAGGGGGGTGTTGGAGCGCAAATTCTATGTAGAACATAAAACATTGGGATTTGTCGCACCACCACTCCCCTCACAGGGCTATTTTGAAATTAGACTAAGAAATTTCGCCTATATGCTTGATAAACATGCGTACTATGCCACCCCGATGGAGCCATTAGCTTTTGCTATGTCATACCAGGGTCGCAAACGTACAGTATATTTGAAAGCTGTAGCTGAAAATTTAGCTCTAGGATTTAATGAACGGCTTGCCCATATCAGAGCGTTCATGAAAGTCGAGAAGATCAACTTCTCTGCCAAGAAAAGCCCTGTGCCTCGGATCATTTCACCGCGTGATCCGAGGTACTTAGTAGAAACCGGCAGGTATATAAAGCCTGTAGAGAAGAAAATTTATAAAGGTATCAATAGAATTTTTAAAGATATAACTGTATATAAAGGATTGAATATGGAGGCCCGCGGGCGGGCCATGTATTCAACCTGGGGTAAGTACGCCAAACCAGTCGCCATTGGGCTGGATGCGAAGCGTTTCGATCAACACGTGTCCTTGGACGCGTTACGGTGGGAACACCAGCGGTACTTCAAGTACTACCCCGGGGACAAGTTCTTCAAAAGGTTGATGCATCTACAAGAAAGAAACATTTGTAAAGCATCAATACCCGGCGAAGGATATCTCTCCTTTGAGACAGAAGGCGGCAGACAAAGCGGCGACTCTAACACATCCAGTGGTAATGTCGTCATTATGTGCGGTATGATCTATGAGTATTTGATCAGATACGATCTTTTGGATCATTGTTCACTGGTGAACGATGGTGACGATTGCGTACTTATCGGAGAGTCATGGATCGTGCAGATCATCCTAGACACTGTGGATGACTTCTTTCTGAACCTTGGTTTCTCATTGACCGTAGAGAAACCGGTTTATATCTTCGAAGAAATTGAATTTTGTCAATGCCATCCAGTTTTTGACGGACACAACTACCTACTAGTACGCGACCCCCGTGTTGCGATAGCCAAGGATTCAGTATCATTAAAACCCCTAGACTCCAAGGGCGTTTATGAGAAGTGGTGTGCAGCGGTCGGAAAAGGTGGACTCAGTCTGACAGCTGGGTTACCTGTATGGCAAAGTTTTTATCGTAGGTTCGTGCGGCTCTCCAATGGCGCGAACCCTCTGAGCGATCCAACCCTTGAAGGCGGGTTTTGGAGGTTATCAAAAGGTATGGCACGGGTTGAAGATGACGCAATAGCAGATTCAGCCCGTTATTCCTTTTGGTTAGCTTTTAAAATCTCACCTGCCGAACAAGAAGTGTTGGAACAGTACTACGATGACCTTGATATGAGTGCCGAGGAGCATATTAACCGCTTTGCGGTTATCCCGCTCCGAGGTGATAAATCCTGGTAAGATCCAGGAAGCCTGGGCATGCGAACGAACTGCCCATGGGTCCTATGAAGTAATTCCCCAAAACTATTACTTTAGTGCTAACCAGAATGCCAAGAGACTGCACGGCGGAATATGGTTTTCATAGGATGTACAGTCCCTGCGTCACAGGGATCCATATTATGACTAAGAAAAATAAAAGAAATGTATTATCCTCCGTACAAAAGGAGATGAAAGCCCTCAGGCTCGCCAATGCGAAGCTTAGAGGCAAGAAGGCGACCCCGTTTGGAGACGTTGGCGAAAAGATAGGAGATTCACTAGGTGGACTCTTCAAATTGCCAATGTTAAAAGGCGTTGGAAAATGGCTTGGAAGCGGAATTGGTTCGATTTTTGGTTCCGGTGATTATCAGATGTCCGGTCCCCAACCACGATACAATGTGTTGGCGGGCCAGACCCCGAGATTTAGTACCTCTCAGTCTACGAATATCGTAAGCCATAGAGAATATCTCGGAGACATCACCGGTGCAACTGCGTTCGCAAACTTGAGCTACCCCCTGAATCCTGGAATCAATGCCACCTTTCCATGGATGTCAACGATCGCATCAAATTATCAGCAATACAAATTTCACGGAATCATCTTTGAATTTCGTAGCTTGATAACTGATTTCGTCACTGGAGGAGCGCCTGGCGTGCTAGCGATCGCCACCAACTACAACGCTGATCAAACCCCATTTGACACACGTCAAGAGGCTGAGAACTCGGAGTATGCCGTGGCCACGAAACCAACGTTGAACTTAGTTCACATGGTTGAGTGCGCAGACGACCAGGTTGCAAACAAGTTGTACTATGTTCGAACTGGTGCCCCTCCTGCGGGTCAGGACTTGAGAAACTTTGATTATGGATTGACTCAATTCATAACACAATCCAACCCTAGTCAAGTGCTAGGAGAATTGTGGGTTTCATACGTCGTTGAATTCTTCAAACCAACGATGTCTAGTCAGAACGGATCAATTGATGCGCAAGGATTCCACACCGAGCGCACCTCTGCTACCCCTACCAATCCTATGGGTACGATCCAGGTGACCAAATCAGGAACGTTGACAACCGTCACCTCCGGAACCACACTCTCTCTGAACTGTGTTTCCGGTATGACCTACCAATTGAACTGGCTTATCTCAGGAGGAACCCCCGCAACCGTAGCCCTCCCCATCCCAACTATTTCCGGTGGGACTTTCGTTTACTTCTATCAAGGAGGAACTGACTATAAGTTCAACACGACCGGAACCTTGGTTACTTTCGCAACCGAAAGTTTGACCTTCGTCGCCACTGCCGCCACTACCTTACTAACTTTCCCAGGTACTGGTGTGTTCCCCGGTGCATCTTGCACGTCTGAGGTGTATGTGTCCTTATTGGACACGTCCATCACGGCCTAGATGCGCCACCCCGGCTTACTCAGCCTGAGAGACATTCCAGACAACTCAGGTTAACCCCCTAACAAGGTGATAGTGAGGTGTGTTTATGTTAGTTGAAATTCAACTCGTCCCCCTAGTAGCGAAATCTAGGGACTTCGGTATTCTTGACTCGCTTTAAGCCCGCGGGTTCCGTCGTAAGAAGGCTTCTGATCTACCAGACAATGAGGTTTCTATGTTTAGCGTTCCTTAAAATATAGAGCTACTCAGCTTCCACTGAGGGTTGACCAACCGGTTAGCTACTTGATCCAAGTTATAGGATAGCGGTTTCCCTGTTTAGGCGGGGAAGGGCACTGTAGCGAAAATGGGTAAAACCTGGGCCGCAACAGTGTACACGAACATCTGAC